AACAGTTTAGACAAAATTGCCCCCCAATAAAAATTAACTATTGCTAATGTAACTATTAAAACATAAATAACTTTATCAACATGATAGAAATTAAAAGCATTAGATACATTATTATAAAATGTTCCATTAAAAACAATATGTTTATTAAATAAGTATAATCTTGTATACATAAATAATCCAAAAAACACAAATTCATTGATTGGTTTCAGTTGTTTTAGAATTTTAAAAGGGGGTGTATTTGTATCTGTATTCTTTTTCAAATAGGTTCGTATTAAAGACTTGAAACTTAAAAATATTGAGCTTATTTCTACTAAAAGACAATAATATATATCATTCAATATGTTATTTGCCGATGTGCCCAAAATTGTTATGATAGAACATAATACAATTTGTGCAATATGATGAATCCAAAAATCTATAGACGCACCGTTATACAAGTCATTTACGGCATAAAATATACATAAAATCCAGCCAATTCGCATCCAAGAATGATCATTATATTTTTTATAATAATAAAGTGAACCAGATACAAAAAGCGCTATTATAAGAGAAAAAGTATCTTGTAAATATGGCTTAAAACTATTAAATATGTCTTTTTTTAATATTTCATTTTCAGTCATTTTATACCTAATAATATTTTTTATAGCAAATTTATACTCATTTTATCTACCCGTCCAGACTTTTACAAAAGTGCCTCTAACAATATTGTTCTTACAATCGTGTAAATAATTGTCAAAATTATAGACAAATGAATTATAGTGTGTCCGAATATCGCCATTCATCGAATTAATTTTACTCAAATATTTATATTCGTTACTAAATAATAACCCTAAGATGCGCTCCAGACCACATCTGTCAGTTCGACATGTAACCGCATTCACCAAATTATTAATATTGTATTTTCGGTCTAAAGTAGATAAAAAATTATGACTTATAAATGCCTGTCCACCAAAACACAAAGAGAATTTGTCTTTAGTCATCCCTAAAATGTTGATTTCGTTGCCATTTAGTCGCTGTTTAATGAATGAATTGTTTCTTAAGTAGGATGCGATGCGGAGTAAATTGCCTAGATTTTCTTTGTCATATGGGTAATGCCATAAAGGCAAGACAGGCGCCTTAATACCTTCAAATGGAATGCGTTTATGAATAAACGTGCTGTCGTGTATAATTACTGCGTTGTCAAACCATTTGTGTCTTAAATAGTAAATATATGGCAGCAATTCGCCTCGACCAGGGTATTCAGATTGGATAATTTCTACATTCTTATAATCAAAATCCGGTTTTACAAAACTATAATTGCTGTTATCATCAATAACAATGATTTTTTTGAATGGATAGTGTGTTCTAATTAATTTTATATTGTGGTTCCAATATTTGTTAGTTTGTTCTGAATTCACATGTCTTGTAATGATAAATCCATATGTCATGATTATATTATTATATATTATTCAGATTATATTATATAATATTTATCCTTATATCTTATTGTATTCCGGCTTAATTGATATATACCGGCAACTCATCAATATTGATGACGTCAGTTTTTCCAACAATATTCTTTTCAACAACATTCTTTGTTGTAACAAATTTATTGAATTCAGGGCGCTCCAATTGTGCTGCCGGAGTGTGTTTGTGTACACATCGAGCAATCATTTTATATAATTTGAAATCCGGGTATCTTTCAGAACCGTTGTTTTTATACAGCACATTGATGCCATTATCATCAATACACCAGTCGTTTATTAGCTTGGCAATCGGTTCCAATGTGTCTATATTTTTAATATCGGAAATATCATCGATCACATAATCAAAAATAGAACAGGCTAAACGGCATAAATCGAAACTGAAATTGGGTTCTAGCCGAGGTTTCTTATCATTAAAATATGGCTCAATATTATATTGTGTTGCGGCGTCACCTCCTGCTTGAAAACTGTCGCTACAAAATGTCTTTCCATTGTATTTGTAAATCGCGCGACCAAAATCGATTATTTTGAAAATTCTGCCAAACGTAGGCACTTTATAATACTTCTTTTTGTAACAATAGTAGATGAATTTCTTATTTGTGCTAATGTACATTACGTTGTTTGTATGAAGGTCATTGTGTGTAAATGAAAACATTTTTTGATATGTGATTAGTGTCATAATAATTTGCATTAATGCCGAAAACCATTCATCTTGCGATAAGCCGGCTGTCATTATTAAGTTGTCAAATGTGTTTTCACAATGTTCCATACAAATTAACTGGATGGGGAATTTTGGAAACGTGACCCATAGTGTTTCCTCGTCTAGGTCCGTATAATCACTGCTATCATCTGTTTCTTTATCAGAAATAATGGTGTCTTCTTCTAAAATGCTGGTTTTATCATTTTCACCAGCGTCATTGTCTCCAGTGTCAGTGTCTCCAGTGTCAGCATTTTCATTGTCGTCTTTAGTTTCATCGTTGTCATCTGTATGTGATGTTCTAGATGAGCAAGATGACCCAGACTTCAATGTTTCGGATTTTTTCGTATCAACTTTGAGCTCATTTGAATTCATAATATCAATCAACTCAACATTCATATTTTTTATATCGGACAGTGTGACTAGATTAGCATCAGGCTCAGAAAATATATTCTCAAATATAGTGTCGTCAATGGATTTAGCAGATAATACCGATTTATGTGACGTATTCATAATATTTAGCGGTTTCAATGGTTTATCATTCAGATCGTCGCTTGTAACCAAATGTGTGTAATCTTCAATATTAAATAATACGTTTTGACTTTTTACAAAAAATTCAGACTGAACTAGGTATTCTATATCATCAATAATATTGATTTTATAATTGTTTTTAATGGCCAAGAAAGATCCGTAAAAATCCAGTCCATGGATAAAACTGTGTGTATTTAGCACCTGACTGGTGAGAAATGAGAAAAAACTATCTACATATGCGGTATTGTTGAAATCCGCAATCTTCGGACAAACTTTTACACTCTTATCAATTGAGGGCAAATTGAATAATGTAGGATCATTACAATTGTATTTACCAACAATGTATTTAAATGGATCTAACAATGGTGCCATTTTTATAAACACAGATTGACTACTAACAATGGAGCCACTGTCGTCAATCGTGTTTTTCAGTTTACATGTGAATATATTATCAGAAGGTTCCTTGCTCTCCTTTAAATCCGATATATACCATAGGTGGTTAAGATTTACACTATTGTAATTGTTATTGTTTAATGAGAAAAATCGGTCATATATAGGCACATAATTCTGGACTTCTGCTAAACTAATTTGTTTGCTAGTTTGTAGCTTGCTAAATAGGTGAGCATTCTTCCTTTTTTGATAATTAATGCTAAAGGCATTTTTAGTATTTGTTGTCGTTGTTGCCATTAGCTAATTAAAATATAAATATTAGAAATATTTAACTCATTTTTTCCTAAACAAACTAACAAACTAATAACTAATAACTAATAACTAAGAACCTAAGAATCTAATAAATTTAGTCGGTTTTTAGTTTTATAGTTTCTTAGTTTATTAGTTATTAGTTTGCGTTTCACAAATTAAATCTTTAATCAGTGTATAAGTATAATGAATTTAGAACTAAAACGGTTTGATATGAAAAGCATTAGTTTCAAGCCTGATGAATCCAAGGGTCCTGTGGTTGTTTTAATTGGCCGTCGTGACACTGGTAAATCATTTTTGGTCAGGGACTTGTTATATTATCAACAAAGTATTCCAATTGGAACAGTCATTTCGGGAACAGAAGAAGGTAACGGATTTTACGGAAAATTGGTGCCAAAATTGTTTATCCATAACGAATACAATAGTGCAATTATCGAGAACATTTTGAAGCGCCAGCGGCAGGTTTTGAAACAGATTAAGAAGGAAATGGAGCAATTCAAGCGGACCACAATTGACCCCCGAACTTTTGTGATTTTAGATGACTGCCTTTATGATAACACTTGGTCACGCGATAAATTAATGAGGCTACTTTTTATGAACGGTGAAGGTTTGCCGAAGTCATTCTAAAAGAATGGCTAGTGTATTTAGGATAACAATCCTTTATATGCAACACGTCCAAATTGCGGAGACGTCTTGAAAGGTTTATACTACTAAACGGCTTTAGAAATAAAGTCGCGGCTTATGCTAACTACATAAGGTATAGTAAAAAGGTATAAAATAGAGATAACCCGCAGCAAGTCATCTAAGTCCGCTTCAAAGGCTATGCCTAAGATAATGGTAAGGATATGATGATTGTTCAACGACTAAATGCCCGTGGGGTTGAGTAATCTAACCAATTACAATGATGCCTTAAGATATAGTCTAAACCCATCCGAGAGGATGCTATACCCATTCAAAAAGTATAGATTTAGTGATTTCAGAAAGAAATGTCTGAATGAAAATGGTATAATTGAGACACTGGAAGGTGATGTTAATCATCACAATGCAATATCCGTTGGGTATTCCACCAACGCTAAGAACCAATATTGATTACGTTTTTATTTTAAGAGAGCCGTATATCGCCAATAGAAAGAGAATTTACGAGAATTATGCTGGTATGTTTCCTACATTGGAATCGTTTTGCCAAGTCATGGACCAATGTACCGAAAATTATGAGTGCCTAGTAATAAATAACAACGCCAAGTCCAACAAATTACAGGATCAAGTGTTTTGGTACAAGGCTGATGCTCACAATGATTTTAGATTAGGTTCCAAAGAGTTCTGGGAACTATCCAAATCCATCAATGATGATGATGAGGAGGAGCAATATGATCCGAATAACGTGAAGAAGCGAGGCCAGGGCCCCAAAATCGCGGTAAAAAAGACAAAATGGTAATTCTGCTTTTTGTAATATATAATTTTATATTTTTATAAATTAATAAATAATTTATAAAATTTCATAACTACCACGTTTAATCAACGCGGTCCAAACTTTCATCCTTTTCGACATCCTTAGAAAGAGCAAAAGGTCCACTGACTAGCTCCGACCTACCATAATCAGACTGTCCTACAATAATATTGTCACCATCAAAGAGTTCACTGCGAATATCCGCCACTGAAATGCTTGATGAC